AGAAGGTTTCATGGAGTGTATGCGTGTATTAAAACCCGATGGCGTACTGATATTCAAGTGGTCTGAAACACAGATCCCCGCGGATAAACTATGGCGAGTAATCGGGCGAAAACCGCTGTTCGGGCATCACAGCGGCAAAAAATCAAAAACCTTTTGGGGCTGCTTTATGAAGGGAGTTACGTAAGTGGGTATCTGTGGTTTTACCGGCAACGGCTCGGAGAATGTGTTCAGGGGGGTGTATTGATGGACAAGGTCGATAAAGCGATTGAACGCTTAAAGCTTGGAAGCGATATGTCGCTGAGATACTACGGCAAGCCGCTGATGATTACATATTCGGGTGGAAAAGATAGTGAAGTTCTCGCCGACTTGGCTATCAAGGCGAAAATACCTATCGAAATAGTCAATAGCCACACTACGGCAGATGCGCCGCCCACGGTTTACCACATTCGCAACCAATTCAAAAAATGGGAAAACGACGGCATTGACTGCAAAATCGTTTATCCGAAATGCAACGAACGAGAAGATAATTGCGCTTATGTCGATGGGCAAGACGGGCGATCAGGCGGCGTTTACGGTCGGCGTGAGCGGGAGCTACTGCAACAAACTGTACACTGTGGTAAAGCACATTGCCAATGAGCAGTGGGGCGAGTTAATAGAATATTCTCGGTATGCGACAACCGGCGGGGTGATCACATGGGCTTGCGAATACCTCGATACGCAGTTGCCGCAGGAAGTCGCGGAGACTATTGAGGCGGTACGGTATCGCGGCGCAACGCCCAAAGCAGCAGAAGCAGCACCGAAACCCGAGCCGCCCGCAGAGCCGCTTGACAACACGGCGGCGGCAATCATCAAACTGCTTGAAAAGCTCGACGCGGCGGTGAACGCGATAACGGAAGCGGCAGACGATATATGCCAGACGGTGACAACGGCGCGGAAGCTCAACGAGGACTGCGTGAACGCTAATTTTGATGTGCTGACCGCAACGGTCCGCGACGGCATCGAAAGCGTAAAGACGACGATAAGAAAGGGGCAGAAATGAAAACAATAAAGAGGAGCACATTGCGCGAGCTTACGCGGCTTGTGCGTAAACGTGCAGAGCACCCCGAATGGAGCGGGAGTATATGGAAGGAGGCTGTATCCGTAAGCATGATGCTATCGCGGCAGGCTACTGGCAACGATAGCGATATTATGGAATTCGCAGAATTAGTAAATGCTATCGCAGGGCGCTTTGGAATCAAGCCCAACTGCACGGACGAAGAATTCGAGGAGCTGCTCAGGTGGCTCGGCTTCGAGATCGATGAGAGCGAATACGGCAAATACATTGATCGAGAAGCGTTTCTTGAGCATATGAAAAAGACTGACCGTTATTTTGCCGTGAAGTATGATATCGAAAATTTCCCCTCTGTCGACATTGCCCGCCCGACGAAAAGCCAGTTTAAGCGCATGGCGGCACAGATGGATTATGCGCCGGTGGTGCATGGGAAGTGGATAGCAACGCATGATGACTTTTGCAGTTGCTCATTGTGCATGTATCCTATAGCGGTTTGGATGCAAAAAAAATACTGCCCCTACTGCGGTGCGAGGATGATGGAGTAAACACATGAGTCGTAAAAGCAACTTCAGGTTATATAAAGTGTGGGACGGGATTATACAGCGGTGTTGCAATCCTAATGCTAAAAATTATCACAATTATGGAGGTAGAGGGATTCGTATTTGCAATGAATGGAGAGAAAACTTTTCGGCTTTTGAAGAATTTTGCCTTTCCAATGGGTGGGAATATGGATTGCAGGTAGATAGGATTGATAATAACAAGGGATATTCTCCGGATAATATCCAATTTGTTACAAGAGCAGAAAACCTAAGAAATAAAAGAACAAATCATCTGATTACATTTTTAGGGGAAACACTTTGTGTGGCGGATTGGTGTGAACGATTTGGAATATCAGACTCTACCTTATGGAGAAGGTTGAAAAGTGGGTGGAGCATTGAAGATGCACTCACTAAGCCAAAGCAAAAGCGAACCAAGAAAATGGGCGACACCGATGGGGAATAAGCGGACAAAAACCACGCGGTGCAGGTACAGCGCGAGCTGCTTCACCTGCCCGCTCCCCGACTGTGCGGTACATGCGCCGCTGACGGTCAACCGGTTGCCGATGGATTTCGAATATGAAAAGAAAAAACGAAGGAGGGATAAGCGTGACTGAAATGGTATACACGCGGAGGCGACAAGAAGCCAGCAGACTGGCGGACGGTGAGTATCGCGGCTACCACTACTATGTGCTGAGCTTTGGTACTCATCCGTGCGCATATGTAGATATCGGAGACACAGGTATAGCCATTAACGACATAGAGTGTCACGGAGGGATAACTTACAGCCGTGAATATTTAGCTACGGTAGATCACGAGAGCGGTTTTATCGGCTGGGACTACGCGCATAGCTGCGATTACAGCGGGGACTTGTCGGAGATGACAGCACACTGCAAGAAGTGGACTACAGCCGAGATTGTCGTTGAGTGCAAGAGCGTTATCGATCAGATTTGCAGCAAGCGGGGTGGCAGGCGGTGAGTAGACAATCGACATTTGCAAAAGCAGTACAGCGTGAAGTCAACGCGCAGCTTGCGCTGTATGGGCGAAACCGGATGCAGCTTGCGGAGGATGCCGCGTTTATGGCGGCGAATGAAGTGCTCGGGCTGGGCGCGGGCAGAGCGAAGGCATTCGGCGAGGCGTTTGTGAAATACGCGAACGATATCGCGGAGCTCGTGGTAGAGGACAGCAAGGCAGACCGCGACATCGAGTATGCAAAGGCTGTCCTTGACCGCAGAATCCGCGAGATAGTAGGCGATGAAAATTTTGTGCAATTTGACGAAAGATACGGAGGACGACATGGAATTTAACACAATCAAAATCGTACACACGGACAGCGGCTACCGTGTGATGGTGGACGGAGAGCCGTATTACTGTGAGAGCCTAAAGGAGCTCACGGACTTCTTGGAGGGCATTGGTGCATGATAGATAAGTACGCGATTTATATCAAGGCACTCGATGCCTACGGCGCACAGGCGCAGACACTGATGTGCATGGAAGAGATGTCGGAGCTGCAAAAGGAGCTGTGCAAGCACGCACGAGGCGCGGACAATGTGCATCAGATCGCGGAGGAGATAGCCGATGTGCGCATAATGCTTGACCAGATGGAGCTGCTGCACGTCTGCGGCGTGCTCGTTGCAGATTACGAACAGGTAAAACTGCTGAGGTTGGAGAAAAGAACGGAGTGTAGCAATGGCAAGTAACAAGCCGTGCTACAAGTGCGAAAAGCGGCATTTTCTCTGCCACGCCGACTGCGAGGACTACAGACGGGTGAGGGCAGAGCGGGATGCCGCGAACGCAAAGCGGTACAAGGTTGCGGAGGCGGATGCGCTGCTGAAAATGGGATACCAGAAGCGCAAGGAAAACTACAGGCGGGGAGGGCTATTGTGATATGGCGGATTACTACGATGCGGATGTGAAATGCCCCTTTTGGATAAAAGGATCCACCGAGGAAAACAAAATTTTCTGCGAAGGCCCTGCCGCCGAAGCCCGTCTGCAGTTGTGGTTCAAGGGCAATGAAAAAAAACGCCGCGCATTTATCAGCAGATTTTGCTGCCGAAAATACACGGAATGCGCGGTATATAAAATCACTGAGGCAAAATACGATATAACGAAAGGGTAGCACATTGCGTGCTACCCTGTTTTTAATACAGCCCCACGGCGCGGGCGAGAAGCAGCCGCGTATAGTCGGGGCACCGATTTACCCCGGCAAGCCAGTTTTGAGCGGTGCGGTAAGGGATGGCGAAGCGTGCGGCGAAGTCAACGAGTTTGAGCCCCGACGCCGCGACGATGTCGGCGAAACTGGCGTGCGCCACATCCCATATCATGCCCAGCTCATGCAGGCGCTCGGCGGGAATCTCTGCGCCCTTTGCATCGCCCCACACGGACGATAGCGCCCAGTCCGAGATAAATGCATCGCGGTCGGCGACGCCCAGAGCGTTGGTGAAAATCATGTAAAAAAGCTTGTCAGTCATTGTTTTTGTCTCCTTCATCGTTGATAAATTCCACATCGTTCTGCACGAATGTGGCAGTGCACCACAGCGACGCGCAGCTATCGGGTGTGCCGGGGGCTACCATTTTTACTGCATGGTAGTCGGGGAGCGCTTTGCTCACTGCGCCGATGATGTCGCGACAGTCCTGCGCGCTGATGTGCTTGTGTCCCAGCGCCGTGCCGACATCGTGCAGCGATACGATGCGGCAGCTCTCCGCCTGATGGATAATCTCGTCGATTATGGCCTGCTTAATTCTTTCATTTCCGGTCCTCCTTAGTTTTTAGGATGAGGGGCTTGCGCCCCTCCGGGTTAAGCATTCAGCTCGGAGGCGAGCTGGTCAAGCCAATACTCATCGTCGATCGGGTCAACGGGGCGCCCCCAGCCCTTTTCGATACCCATATCGATATCGGCGAGAAGCGCTGCAATGCGCTGTGCCGGTTCTTCGTCGATGTCGTACCAGCCCATGGCGTCCTCGAGGGAATTCCTGAATTCCCACCGCGCATCGTTACAGGCCATCCAGCCATCCACGGCGTAATCAGGATCGATGCCGTAGTACACATCGTAGTCGGCGCCTTCTTCGGGTTCCACGCGGAATACCTTAACGCCCATGGCGACAAGGTCCGCAGCGGTTAAACGTTTTTTACTTTCCATTTTTCAAATCCTCCTTCTTAGTTGCTACCCGCGCGGTTCCCCGCGCGACGCTCTGAGCCTAAAGCCTGTTTTTGAGCCGCTCAGTCGGCTGCGGGTTTAAATCCCCCAGATATTAAAATACTCAGCGAGATATTCGGCATCGTCCTCGTCGATGCTGTACCACTGCGGTGTATTTCCGCATATTGCACAAAAACTATGCTGCGGATTTGTGCAGTTTTTTATCAGCAAAGAAATGGTGGGGGGTGGAGTGACAATCGATGCGTGCGGCGATATACAATAAAAATATGGAAAACTGGGATGATATAAAAACTGAATATATCACCACGCACATCGGGATGCGGCCGCTGGCGGCTAAGTATGGCATCACATACAATGCGCTGCGAAAACGCGCAGAGAGGGGCGCATGGGTGGCGCAAAGAGCGCAGTATGTCGCAGACACAGGCGCAGACCGTGTTGCCATTCACCGCGAAAAGGTAAAAAACGAGTACAAGGGGCTGCTGGATGCGGCTGAGACGCTGTCAGACAAGATATGCGCGGCGGTAGAGCACATCACCGAGGAGGATATCATCAAGGACAAGCGCGGACTGCGCAGCCTCACGGGCGCGATAAAAGATTTGGCTGACATCCAGGGCGTTAAATCCGAAGCAGACCGGCGCGAGCAGGAGGCGCGTATCAAAAACCTGGAGCGCCAGGCAGCACCTGACGCAGAGCCGGAGCCGGTGCGCGTGATAATCGCCGGTGCGGACGGATTTTGCGCTAAGTAGATATGCCGGATTTTAAAATTGATTACCTATCCCCTACGCAGCGGGAATTTTTACAGGCTGTCGCGCCTGTGGTTTTCTTCGGCGGTGCGCGTGGCGGCGGCAAAAGCTATGCCGTGCGCGTGGCAGCTATCCTGTATTGCCTGATGTATAGGGGCATTACCTGCATGATCGTGCGCAAAACGTATCCGGAATTGCAAGAAAACCATATTGTGCCGCTGACGCAGGCGCTGAATTGCTACGCTGTGGACAAATCGCAGCGGCTGGCGCGGTACAACGATCAGAAAAAAACTATCAGATTCCCCTCCGGCAGCCGCATTTTGTTCCGATACTGCGATACGGCAAAGGACGCGGAGCGTTTTCAGGGCACGGAGGTAGATATCCTGTTTTTGGACGAAGGCACTCATTTTACGGAGGATCAGTATCAAAAACTCTCCGCCTGTGTGCGCGGCACCGGCGACTTCCCGCGCAGGATATATATTACCTGCAACCCCGGCGGTACGGGGCATGCGTGGGTTAAACGGCTGGCGATAGATAGGATTTATCGGGGCAAGGAGCGCCCCGAAGATTATGTGTTCATCCAGAGCAAAGTCACGGATAACAAGCCACTGATGGACGCAGACCCCGACTACATAAAAAAACTGGAGGCACTGCCGCCGAAGCTGCGCAAGGCGTGGCTTGAAGGCGAGTGGGATATCTTCGATGGTGCGTTTTTTGAAGATTTCCGTGCAACACCTGATAGGGCACTGTGTGAAAAGGCGGGCATCAGCGTGGAGGACGCACTTGCGCAGCGCAGGTACACGCATGTGATACCCGCGTTTGATATATCTGCGGGCGCGGCGAGGGGCTGGACGATTTACAGGTCATACGACTTTGGCTACGCTAAACCTTTTAGCTGCGCGTGGTGGGCGATAGACTATGACGGTGTGCTGTACAGGATTTTAGAATTGTATGGCTGCACCGATACGCCAAACGAAGGCGTAAAGTGGACGCCCGACGAGCAGTTTCAGCGCATCCGCGACACGGAGCAGTCGCATCCGTGGCTTGCGGGGCGCAAGATACTCGGCGTCGCTGACCCGTCTATATGGGACACTTCGCGCGGTATATCCGTCGCGGAGACGGCAGAAAAGTACGGCGTGTATTTTGACAAAGGCGATAACAAACGCATCGCGGGCTGGATGCAGTGCCATTATAGGCTGCAGTTTGATGCTAACGGCTACCCGCGTATGTACGTTTTTAATACCTGCAAGGGATTTTTGCGGACGATACCGCTGCTAATGTACGACGAACACAAGCCGGAGGATTTAGATACCAGCATGGAGGATCACATCGCCGACGAGTGGCGGTATATGTGCATGGCGCGGCCAATCGCACCCATAATCCCCGAAAAGCCGCGCGAGATTCTCTCCGACCCGCTCAATCAATTCACAAAGGATGGATATAAGGCAAATGGATATTACAAAAATGCATTACAATCCGCTGAGCGCTGACGGTGCTGACGCGCCCGAAGAGGCGAACGCCGAGACCGCCGTGCAGGTCATGGGCGCAAGGCCCATCGGCGAACAGCAGATAATGGACCTGATGCAGATACTGACTAAATATCGCGCAGGGAAAAACAGCATAGATACCCGCATAATCGCCGCTGAAAACTGGTGGAAGCTGCGCAATGACGTCGAGGAGGACAAGGACGGGCACGCGAAACCGGGATTTCGCAGCAAAAGCGGCTGGTTGCATAATGTAATCACCAATAAACACGCGGATGCAATGGACGCATACCCCGAGCCTAATGTCCTGCCGCGAGAGCAGGGGGACAAGATGGAAGCAGCGATGCTGTCAAAAATCATCCCTGTTGTGCTGGAAAAAAACCAGTTTGAGGATACCTACAGCCGCGTGATGTGGGCGAAGCTGAAAACCGGCACGGGTGTGTACAAGGTAATTTGGGACAAAAATAAGCTCAACGGTCTCGGCGATATAAGCGTTAGCAAGTGCAATATCCTCAATCTGTTTTGGGAACCGGGCGTTGAGGATATCCAGCAGTCGAAATACTTCTTTGAAGTGGATTTTCAGGACGAGGACGACGTGCGCGAGATGTTCCCCGACGAGCTGCCTGAGGGCAAGAGCATACCGCACGATTTTATCACCAGTAAATTCCGCTATGACGATCATGTAGATACCACAAATAAGGTGCCGGTCATCAGCGCGTACTACCACAAAAACGGTGCGCTACACTATGTGCTGTTCGTGCCGGGCACTGTGTTGTACGCGACGGAAAATGACCCTGAGCGGGCAGAGCGCGGATGGTACGATCACGGCAAGTACCCATATGTGTTCGATGCGCTGTTTCCGGTCGAGGGCTCGCCCTGCGGCTACGGCTATGTAGATCTATGCAAAGCGCCGCAGACGGAGATAGACCTGTTAAAAACGGCATACGTCGAGAATGCGATGGTCGGTGCGAAGCCGAGATATTTCAAAAAGGCTAATTGCGGCGTGGATATAGGGCAGTTTACCAACCTCAACGAGGCGCTGGTAAATGTAGAGGGCTCGCTCTCTGACGAGCATCTGATGCCGATAACGCATGATAACCTTGATGGCAACTACATCAGCATGCTGGAGCTGAGCATAAACGAACTGCGCGAGACGACCGGCAATACCGAAACCGCGACCGGCACGACAAACGCGGGAGTTACGGCGGCAAGCGCGATAGCAGCGCTGCAGGAGGCGAGCGGTAAGGGCAGCCGCGACAGCACGAAGGGCGCGTATAGAGCATACAGCGCGGTTGACTTCCTTGTTATCGAGCTGATAAGGCAGTTTTACAGCGCTCCGCGACAGTTCCGTATTCTCGGCGACAGCGGCGAGGAGATGTTTTACAGCTACTCAAACGAGGGCTTACAGCCTCAGCAGCAGGTGCTCGGCACGGATTTTACAGGCTATCGTGTGCCGGAATTTGATATACAGGTAGTGCCGCAGAAGCGCTCGGCGTACACCAAGATGAGCAATAACGAGCTGGCGCTGCAGTTTTATAATCTCGGCTTTTTCAATCCTCAGCAGACCGACCAGGCGCTTGCCTGCCTTGCGATGATGGACTTTGACAGCATCGAGGATGTACGAAAGATCATAAAGCAAAACGGCACAATGTACGAGCGGTACATGATGCTGATGCAGATAGCGTCGCTGCTTGCCGCAAAATGCGGCGATGCTATGGCAATGTCGCAGATACAGCAGCTTGCGCAGGAAGCGGGCGGCACACTGCCTCCCACGGCGATGGACGGCATATCCATCCCCTCCGAGGACGGACGCACGGCAGAGCACGGCAGGGTGCGCAGCGCAAGGGCGCAGTCGCGCGAGGCTGCGATGCCCGACGGAGGAACGATGTGATACAGGTAGCGTACAGGTATGCCGATGGGCATGAGCTGACGGTGACAGGGCACGCAGGAGCTGCGCCGAAGGGCGAGGACTTGGTGTGCGCGGCAGTGACTATACTGCTGCGGTCGCTGGCATGGTACATGGAGCACACGCAGTCTGCGCAGGTGGCTATAGCCGACGGTAAATTTACGCTCCGCTCCGACGGCGATATGGGCGCGGACAGCATGGGTGCGCTCAATATGGCGTTCGCGGGGCTTGACCTCTTGGCGCAGCAGTATCCCGAATTCGTAAAAATCACGATAGATTAAAAAAATTGCGGGGGGGGGTGGAGTGACGGAGAGCGGAGCATACATAGTATGCTAAAAGTGGTAAGCAGGTGTGGCAACCTCTTCTCCTTATAGAGTCGCCCCGGCAGACGGCGGCATGAGTAGTCTGCCCATTTTTATCTCCTTCCTGCGCGGGGGTTTCCCCCTTCCCCCGCGCACATTTGCCGCTTTAGTTTAATGGGAAAACGCCTTAATACGGTGATGCGGGTTCAAATCCTGCAAGCGACGATAATATACAGGAGGCATCCATATGCATTTTAATTTTGCGTGGCTTCAGCTTTTCGCGGACGGTACCGGCGATGGCGGAGCCGCTTCGGGCGCAACACCTGCCGCCGCCGGGCAGGACTCGGGCGTAGATGTGTCTGCTGCCGCCGAGCAGACGACGATGACTCAGGCTGACAGGCTCAAGGAGCTGGGCGTGCCGGAGTCTAAACTTAATCGGGCGAAATACAGCCGCAAAGCTGCCGAGGCGCAGACAAAGGCGGAAACGCAGGCCGCCGCTGCGGAGAAAGCGGAAGCAGATGCTCCCGCAAGGCTCACTTGGGCACAGATCATGGACGACCCCGAATACAATCGGGAAATGCAGAAGGTAGTGGCCGCGAGCAAGGAAAAATCCAAGCAGGCGGCGGAGGGGCTTAAAAAGCTCACTCCGGCTATCGAGATACTGGCAAAGAAGTACGGCATAGCCGCGACGGATTATGACGGCATAGCAAACGCGGTGCTCGATGATGACGAATACTACGAGGATAGAGCGCTTGAAATGGGCGTGACGACCGATGTAGTCAAACAGATAGAGAGCGCCGAGCGCATTGCGCAGCAGGCAGAGATAGAGAAGCAGCATTTTATCGATGAGCAGAAATTCCAAGAGCACATGGCAAAGATGAATACTCAGGCGATAGAGCTTAAGCAGAAATACCCCGACTTTGACCTGCGAAAGGAGCTTGAAAATCCTATGTTCGTGCGCATGACCGCGCCTGACCAGATGTTCACGCTTGAGGACGCTTACGAGCTTATCCATCGAGACGAGATAAAAGAAAACATCAGGCAGGCAGCGCTGCGCATATCCGCACAGCAGGTATCAAATGCTGTACAGTCCAATAAATCGCGTCCCAATGAGGGCGGTGCATCAAAGTCCAATAACGCTTCCGTGCAGACGTTTAATTACAGAAACGCCACGAGAGACCAGCGTGAGGCACTTAAGGCTCGCATCAGGGCGGGCGAAAAGATATATCCCGGACAGTTCTAAAGCGCTCGTTTCCCGTGGTACACACGAAAGGAAACGATATGATAAACACTAATTGGCTGCAGCTTTTTGCAGACGCAGGCACCGTTGTTAATACCCTCGTCAAAAACGGCAATTCCAACTATACCAACGCATACACCGGCGAGGCGGTGACCCCCAACCCCAGCACCAATACTCTCGCACCTGAGCTCAAGACCTTCTACGATACGGAGCTTCTTGAGAATACCCGCGTGGAGACCTTCTACGCGCAGTTCGGCAGAAAGCAGAGACTGCCCAAGAACGGCGGTACGACTGTCGAATGGCGCAAGTTCAATACCTTCGATAAGGCAAGCGAGCTGAAGGAAGGCGTTATCCCCAGCGGTCAGCAGTTCGGCTCATCGAGCCAGACCGCATCCATCACGCAGTACGGCACCTACACTTCCATCACCGATAAGCTTGAAATGAGAGCGTATGACCCTGTCATCCTCGCGGCAACCGAGGAGATGGGCGCATCCGCAGCGGCAACGCAGGAGATCCTTATCCGCGATGCTCTGCTCGTCGGCACGAACGTAATGTACTGCGATAACATCAATGCAGCAGGTGTGAAACTCTCTACTCCCACTTCTCCCGCCACTATGGGCGCGGCTGAGGCAGACGGCTTCGCGCTGCTCACTCCCGATATGGTAAACCGCGCAGTGACGAAGATGAAGAAGGACCGTGTCCCTAAAATCAACGGCAAGTATTACGCAGTTATCCATCCATCCGTTGCGTATGACCTGCGCAGCTCCAAGGACTGGATCGAGGCGCACAAGTACGCTGCGACCTCCGAGATCTTCAACGGCGAAATCGGCGAGCTGCACGGCTGCCGCTTTATAGAGGATACTTTCGCACCTATTCTTGGCGGCAGCTACAAGTTTAACGGTACTGCCACCTATAAAAACAAGTCCGAAGGCGTAACCTATGCTACCTACTTCTTCGGCAGGGACGCATTCGGTATCATCGACCCCGAGGGCGGCGGTCTTGAGATGATAATCCACGACAAGGACGAGATAGGCGGTCCTCTTAACCAGTTCAGCACCATCGGCTACAAGTTCGAGACCAACGGCGCTACCATCCTTTATCCTGAGCGCGTTCTCCGTGTAATGAGCGTCAGCTCCTACTCGGCGACCGACGAGGAAAACAAGTAAACAGGCATGGCGGGAGGGGCTTCTCCCTCCCGCTCTTTTGAAAGGAGCAGCTTATGGCTGAAACCAAAAAGAAAGACGAAAGAGTAGAGGTGTTCATCCCCCGAGGCGAGAGAAACAGCGATCCTATGCTGTTTGTTTCCGTCAACGGCAAGAATTATCTTCTGCCGAAGGGCAAGACCTCGCTCGTGCCTACTCACGTTGCGGATGAAATAAACCGCTCCGTGCTGGCACAGCGTATGCTCGACGAGAGCATTGACGAATTGAGATACAAAGGAGAATAACGGCGAAAGCTGTTATCAGTCAATAGCCGCCGCAAGGCGGCTATTTTAATAGGAGGAAAGCATGACAATTTCCGAAATCATTGATATTTGCGACAGACTCGTGCCGAACGCATACACAGAAGCTGACAAAGTACGCTGGCTCATGGCGCTCGACAGCCTGATATACAAGGACGTCATAGCGACGCACGATGGCTGGGAGACGGTCAAAGCGCCCGATTACAGCGCCAATGATATGAATAAGGCTTTGATAGTCGACGCTCCGTACGGCGAGGACATATACGTCAATTATCTTCAGGCGAAGATAGCACAGAATAACGGCGAGGACGCGAAGTATAACAAGGCAATAGTGTTTTACAACGAAGCGTATGAGCGCTTTGCCAAATCATACAACGAAAGCCATTGCCCGCTGCCGAAGATGCCGTATTTTCGGTTTTAGGAGGATACATGCCTACTTATACCACGATACCCGAACACGCCGCCGCAGAGCAGGTGACCAATGTTTTCGGCGGTTACAATCATAACCTCAAAATAAACGACGGCGAGTTTTACGATATGCGCAACCTCACATCGGATTACTACCCGCTCATGGGCAACAGGCAGCTCCGCAGCATGATAACCTTTGACTTCGAGGAAATACTCGGCATGGCTGTTGACGGAGATGGTGACTTGTATGTTGTCGGCTTGAGAAATGCAGATACCGAAACAAAACTATATAAGATATACAAGGGCGAAGATAACGCATACCAAAAGATAGTGTGCGTGACGGATAATACGTATTTTTTCCCATTTTGGAATGAGTCACTCAAATTGAGCCGCAGCAAAAAGCAAATTGTATTCTTCGGCAACGGCTTAGTGATTTTCCCTGATGCCGTATTCGTAGAGATTGAAGATTATATCATAGACGCAGGGAATCAATTACTTTGTTACGGACTCGGGTATGAGCGGTCGGTAGAGCTCAGCAAAACAGTACCGCTCGTTATAACCCCGTGCGATGCCGAAGGAAACGAAATGAGCGGCACGGTGAGCACAACGGCACCGGCTTCACCGACAGAGGGGACTATTTGGATAGACACATCAGGCGGCAAGATCGTCTGGAAAAGGTATTCCGCGACCACATGGATAACGCTCACCGACGTTTATGTCGCGCTGAGTATAGCAACGACCATGCGCGACGTATGGGATATCCGCACAGGAGATGCTGTGACGATCGGAGGGCTCAGCGGTCTTAACGGTTCGCACATTATTATAAAGGAGGATGCAAGTACTCTTGAAAGCACGCCGGATACGAAGCGTTTTGTTATAAACGGCATCGTAAGCGAGAAAAAGCAAGTCACGAGCGGCACGTTTACGATGAAGCGCGAAATTCCGCAGATGGATTTCGTCGTGCAGGCGCAAAACAGGCTGTGGGGCTGCCGATACCATGATGCGGAGAGTTATGGGGACAAGAGCATAAACGAGATATACGCCTGCAAGCTCGGCGATGCGCGAAACTGGAATGTGTTCCAAGGTCTGAGCACGGACAGCTACACGGCATCCTGCGGCACGATGGGCAAATTTACAGGCGCGGCAAACGTGAACGGCTACCCTGTGTTTTTCAAGGAAAACTGTTATCACAAGGTACATATATCCTCAAGCGGAGCACATCAGATAACGGATAAGGCTGTGCAGGGCGTGCAGGACGGCTGCGGCGGCTCTGTGACCATGATAGACGATGTCTGCTATTACAAGTCACGAGCGGGAGTTATGGCGTTTGACGGCTCTCAGGCGTACAGCATAAGCACCGAGCTCGGAGACGTGCGTTACACGGAGGCAGACGGCGGCAGCGCGAACGGAAAGTATTACATTTCGCTCAAGGACGCAAGCGGCGGCTGGACACTTTTCGCATACGACGTGCAGAAGCGGCTGTGGCACAAGGAGGATAACGAGCATGCAATGATGTTCGCCGGCGCGAATAACGAAGCGTTCTATACCACGGAGCACCTCGGCAGCAGATTCATATATATCATATCCAATTATCTGCGCACCGGCACACAGGAGCAAGCCACAGGCTGGGAGGCGGTGACAGGGCTGCTCGGCTACAGCTACACCGGGCAGAAATATATAAGCCGCTTTAATCTGCGGATGATGCTGCCCGAAGGCTCAGGCATGGATATTTACATTGAGTACGATTCAAGCGGCAAGTGGGAGCATCAGGGGCACATAAAGGGAGCGGGGACGAATACGTTCATGCTGCCGGTCAAGCCCAGACGGTGCGATCACTTCCGCATAAAGCTCAGCGGCGTGGGCACGGTGCGGCTTTACAGCATGAGCAAACTCTTTGAGGGAGGCACGGACATAAGATGATAATCATACCACAGCCTCCGCTGCCGAGAGGCACTGCGGAGGAACGCATAGCGGCGATAGAGCGGTACATATCTCAGCTTTACGACGAGCTTACGATATCGCTCAACCGCATAAACTACACGGAATTTGACGAGGAAACGCGCAAGATGGTGAAGGGAGACTGACGATGGCGACGAAGAAGAAAGTCACCTATGACAATAATGTCGATTATCAAAATCTGATGAATCAGGCAGCGGCAAGCGGAGATTACAGCGCGGCGGCGCAGTACGAGCGCCAGCGCAATGCCAAGATACAGGCAGAAGGTCTCGGCTATGCGCAGACCAATAACTACGAGGGCTATCTGCCCAAGGAATATAACGGCGTGGAGTACGACAACACGACCGACTACATGACAAAGCTCAACGAAGCTCTCAAGCGCGGAGACTACGCTTCGGCGGCGCAGTATGAAAAGCAGCGCAACGCGAAGATAGACGGCGAAGGGCTCGGCTATGCCAAAACCCAGTACACCTATGCTCCGCAGTACGACGCGCAGATAAACGACCTTTTTAATAAGCTGCTCAACCGCGAGGGCTTCACCTATAACGCAGCCACAGACCCGCTGTATCAGCAGTACAGGGAGCTTTACACTCAGCAGGGCAAATTAGCCATGCAAGACACGATGGGGCAAGCAGCGGCTCTGACGGGCGGCTACGGCTCAAGCTACAGTCAGGCGGTAGGCCAGCAGCAGTACGACGCATATCTGCAAAAGCTCAATGCCGTTATTCCCGAGCTTTACGGTCAGGCATACTCGCAGTACGAGGCAGAGGGCGACAGGCTCAAGGACGCATACTCGATGCTTCTGAGCAAGGACACAAGCGACTATGAGCGGGCGCAGAATAACTACTCCCGATACCTCCAGCAGCAGGCTACGGAGTACGAGCGTAATCAGGCAGAGCAGCAAAAAGCGGCAAGCGAGGTCACGGCGATACTTCAGGCAGGCGGCGTGCCGTCGGACGCGCTTATCAAGCAGTCGGGCTTTAGCAGTGAGTATATTTCCGCGATGCGCAATTACTACACTCAGATGGCTGCACAGGCGGCTTCGAGATCTGCTGGAGGCGGCAGCAGCAGTCGTAAAAGCAAGGAAGAGTGGGCAGCGGGCATAAGCACCGAGCAGGACAAAACAAAGACCGGTGCTGTCAAGCCGAGCGCGTGGAGCAGAACAAAGCAAACCATAACGCAGCTCCTGCGCAGCGGAGATATGGAGAAAGCATATCACTACATGAATCAGATAGTGGACGAGCTGTCGGAATCTCAGTATAAGGAAATTGTAAAACTCTTTGACCAGTACGAAGGGAGAAAGTAATGTCCAAGGCTAAGACCAAGTGGGAACAGCGAAAAGAAAAAATAGGGTATGTTCCTGCCGAAAGCAGCGCACCGGAATATTCAAATGCCGCGCGTGAAAACTGGGAAAACAGACCGCAGACAAAGGCGCGGCGCAGCAATTCATTCTCAGCGTATACAGACAAAGAGATCGAGATGCTGCTGCAGAATAATCCTGCATATGTATACGCTCAGGCTTACGGCACGAGAAAGACGCTCACCAAGGGCAGCGATGCGCTTGCGTACGGCAAAAAGAAAGAGGAGGAGCGCAAGCCCGGTCAGATAAACGCAATGGGCGCGGGAGACTACGGCGCGTCTAATCCCACACGCTTTGACAAAACCGTTAACGCTGCTATATACGGCGCGGGAGCGTCGTTATCAAACCTGTTCGGTCTGCTCGATGAGAAGGACGCGCAGACCAGAGCAAGAGACGAGGCAGACAGCGCAAGGCTCAGAGCAGGGCGCGAGGCTTCGCTGCAGGGCGAAGATATAAATATGCGCGAGGGCGGTCTCAAGAAGCAGAGCGAGGACAGCAAAAAGGACTTTGATGAGCGTGCGGCGAAATTAGCCGGAGCGGGACAGAAAGCCTTTGACAGAGCCGACAGGCTTCAGCAGACTGCGTATGACTATGAGCAGAGCGCAAAGGCAGGACTCGGCAAATTCGGGCGGGGCATGGTGGATTTCGGAATCGCGGCTACGCAGTTTGCGGGAGACGCGGTTATGAATGCCGTTCTCCCCGGCAGCGGTCTTGCAATGATGGGCGCTCGTGCAGCCGGCGGTGCGTCGCATGAGGCGAGGCTTGCGGGAAAAGACTTAGACACTCAGCTTGTCACCGGTCTTAAAAGCGCGGCGATAGAAATAATGACCGAAAAACTCTTCGGCGCGGTTTCGCACGTTGCTTATGGCAAGGGAATTATTCGCAATGAAAGTCTTGTAAACGGAATCGTAAATAAGCTTGCGAAAACGGACGCCGGCAGAACAGCACTCAAGGTCATCGTGGGCGCGAACGAGGAAGGCTTGGAGGAAGTCCTTTCGGATATTCTCAACCCGATAGCCGACAGAATACTCAAACTCGATGACGGTAACGGTGACTGGTCTACCATTGGCGATGACTTCGACGCTGAGGAGATGGCGAAGGACTACATCATCGGCGCGGCGCTCGGTCTTGTCGGAGCTGGAACAAATGTCATAAACGGTCAGTATAAAGCCGAAAATGCACAGCAGAGAGCGTATGAGGATTATCAGAAGCGGCTCGTTGAGGCGGGACTGCACACAGAAAGCGGAAGCGATGTGCAGGTCACAGCAGAGCAGTATAAGAATATCCTTGACAAGAGCGCCAAGCGCGGCAACCGAAACCTCAGCGACAAGGAAACCAAAAACCTTGAAGCACTCATGCGCAATTCATATGCGCAAGAGGATGCGGCAGACATAAACTCACGCCTTACGCAGCTCGGCACTCAGCCCGACGAGCAGACCGTTAACGCGATAGTGAAAACGCTCAACGGCGAGAAACTGAACACGAAGGAGCAGCGGGCATTCGACGCTAATCCGTATTCGCAGCGAGTAGTAAACGAAATGCTCGACCCCTACGGAATTACAACGAACGAATGGTATGCAGACAGGGCGAGCATGGGCGAGTTTGAGCCTGAAAAGGGCGATGTGAACACTTGGGAAAGAATGCAGAACGCGCTCGACAGAAGCAATGTCAACGGCGTTCCCAAGCGAGCGGTCGGCGGCAATGCGGCGACAGAAAACAGCGTCGAACACAAGACCGCTTCTGCTATGTCTGCAAAATACAATGTTCCGAGCGACACGATAAGCAGAGTGTACCGACTTAATCCAGCATCACCTCAGGCGTTTGAGCAGGGCTTCGACGCTGCATATAAAATGGGACAGCAGGGCGCAAAAAAAGCCGCGCTCGGCAGCATTACGGTGCTTAACCAGGCGCAGGCTGAAATAGCATATAAGATGGGCGCAGACACGACACAGGAGGTAAAAACAGATGGAGTATATTTACGCGACGGCGGCAAACGGACTGACGGTGAGAATACCGAAGGACAAGCTCCCGCAGTGGAAAGAGGCACAGGCAAAGCTGACAGCGGAGCAGATAGCCGAGCAAAAGGCATCGCTCGCAAGGATCAAGGCAAAGCTGGCGAAGAAGTAGTATACGGCGGCGTAAAGCAGAAGGGCGTTTATTATGCCAAGACCGATACCGCCGAGATGAAAAGCGGACGCGAGATCGCCAAAAATCACGGCTATGACGTTGTTTATTTTGCCGGAGGCAATATCGAGACCGACGGAGTGGCGTTCAGAGCGTCGATAGATACCGACAGCCATACCGTCACTGTAAGAGCAGACCATCCCGATTACAGCGTAGACCAGCTTCTGCGGCATGAGCTTATGCACGAGACGATAAATTCGGGAGAAGCAGACCTTTCCGAAATCCGAAGCAAACTGCTTGAAAGCCTGTCAGAGCCGGAGCTTGACGAGCTCATTGACGCTTATGCCAGCGCATACGGCGGCATTCTCAGCCATGAGGAGGCGTTTGAGGAGATTTGCTGCGACGCAATGGGTAAGATGAACATCTTCGAGGGCACGCAGCTCAACAGCGAGAGCTACGAAAAGGCTCTGAGCCTCGTGCGCGAGTACGCTGCCGACAAGGGCAGCAACAAGAGCAGAGCACCTCCGGAGGGTGGCAGCGTGATGTATTCGCGCGAGGTCAACGGCAAACAAATTGCTTGGATCGAGAATAATCCCATGTCGTTCAGGGATTTGGCCAACTACAAGAAGGTCGCGGCTTATATCGCTAATCATATCGGCGAGGCATATACGATACTTGAGAGCGGCTATAGGGTTTATATCGGCGAAAACTTACCTAAGGAGTATACGCAGTCGGAGTATACGAAGGCTCTGCTTAGGAATAATCAGCCAATCTTGAGAGCAAAGAAAAAGGCTATCGGCAGTTTCGGCGAAATGATAGAGATCGCTACAAACCGGCGCTGGGAGAACACAAAGCACGCAGCGAACAAAGACGCAAAGTACGGCGTTTACAGATATTCGACTGCGTTTGCATTCCCTGTTAAGCAGAACGGCAAGATCAAAAGCGTTAAATCTTTTGATGCAGAGCTTGTTATTCTCAATTCTTCTAACGGCAAAAAATATCTTTACGATATTGTCAACATAAAAGAAAACACCGCTGACGAGACTGACCTCATGAAGAGAGACCAGAGACGGCAAAATGCCGCCACACGTCGCGGTGCTTCTGAGAACAGTATACGCGATTCAGATGCAAATGTCAACAAGAAATTTTCCATGGAAGCGCCGATAGAGCAGAAGAAAAATCTTATTGCGCTGCACAATCTTGACGAGACAAAGCTTCTGAAAACGCTCAAGCTCGGCGGTTTTCCGATGCCGAGTATCGCAATAACAAAAAGCGATATACCGCATACGAATTTCGGCAATATCACCGTCGTTTTCGGCAAGGAAACAGTTGACCCGAAGTTTGACAGGCGCAATACCGTGTATTCAGCCGATGCATGGACTCCGCTTTTCCCGCGCATGGAATACGAGGCAAACGAAAAGGCGGCTCAGAGAATACGACGCAAATATTACGAGCTTGAGAAAAAACATGGTCATGATTTTGTGAGCCCGTTATATGAGTCTGCCAATTACCTTGATGACACACTCACGAAATACGGCGGCGTGGAGGAGCTAATAGACAAATTTGCCGATGACACGCGGATGATGCAGATATACCTTGCCGATACCGGCAGAACGCCTGTTGAATCGGTGAAAACCGAAACGATAACGCGGCTTACGGATAATCAGATCGAGGTATATGATGCGCTGATAAACACGCTCGGCGCGGATGTTCTCAACGACATGGCTGCAAAACATAATGAAGCTCCATTCGCTGCGCGAAAGGCATGGTTTGCAAAGCACGGAGATGCGCTTAAAGCGGCGTTCGAGCAGTATTACACCAAAAACGGAATTGATGCGAAAACGGCAAAATCCGTAGTTGATGCAATGAAACCGGCAGAGCTTATCAAGGAAGCAACCAATGCGCGCAAATATCTCAAGGATGGTGCTGAGACCCGAAAAACCGAAGTCGATATTGACGCGACAAACAATGCTATAAGAAAAGCCGTTGACAGCGGCGAATATATTAAGTGGCTCAATGACCTGTACGGCGACGCAGTAAAGGACAGTGGTTTTTATAACAACAAGGACTATTACACGCCCAGCGGCAACAGACGAAGCTTCAAGGCTACGCATTATCCGAATACGCTTGACGGCATAGTAAAGGCAATGGCTTCACAGGGCGACGGAAACTCACGAAACGTTATGGGCTTTCACGGCGTTAAAAGCCTGCGTGCCGGTACTGCCGAGCGCTTCAAAAGCGTTGAAGATATGCACAAGCTTGAAGGACGCCTGAAGCACCTGACAGCGGAAGAAGCAAGCCAAATATCCGAAGCACTTGACAGCAGACTTTCGGCGATTATGCACGACATATACGACCTCACACCTCACAGCAGCTACAGCAACGAGCTTTTGGAATTAGACTCTATCGGCGAGGTGCTTATGGAGGCAACGGAGCTTAAATATGTTAGCCCCGCGAACGTGAAAGCGCTTTTCAAGAAGTATAACTATCCGCTTACCGATAAAATGGCGAGCGATATAGTTGCGCTGCTGTTTGACGTTAATAATATGCCGGTCAACATCTTCGAGGCAAAGCCCGAGCGCGCGGTCGGCTTCGATGAGATACGCAAGGTCATTATTCCCGACACATCCTCCGACGAGCTGCGCACGGCGCTCAAGAACGCAGGTATAGAAAGCGTCGAGGAATACGCAGCCGGTGACGATGCCGCGAGAATGAAGATCGCAAACGACGTTCCGAATGTGCATTTTTCCCGCGAGCCGGAGAAGTTCGGACGTTCAAAGCCTTTTGACAAGCGGCGGAAAAAGGAGCCTATTGAAACCGGCGGGAAAAAACGTTATAATAAAAGCGGAAATTGGAGCGAAACGGAAACGCTTTTCATGCAGTGGGAAAACGGCTCCGCACCTGTCGGCGAAGTAAAAAAATTTACGCGGTTCAAAAAACATCATTACTACGAAAAGACAGCAGACGGATGTGTTGAAATAACAAGAGCCGAATATAACAAAAGGAGTAAGTATAATGTCAAGAACATTAAAGGACGAGCAGAGCGTAGAATTAGCCGAGTTGCTAATTTTGATGGAAGTGCCGGAGGAGATGTTGCTGGACATTCTGACAGTAATAGAAACACCGCAGGAGCTGAAATACTTTCTCGACATACTATCGGAGAACGATTACGAAATGACGCCGGAGGAAGTGTATCAAGCGTCGATAGAGACGGTACAGGCGTTTCAGACGGCATAGACCTTTCCCGCGAGCCGGAGACGCTTAACGAGCTCAGGCGACAGAACACTCAGCTCAAGAAGCGAGTGGAGTATTGGCGAGGACAAGCCAAGACCACGAGGGTCAAGACCGTGCGCGAGGGCGACGTGAAGAAGTTGGCGCGTGAGATAATCGAGATGAACGCGACCGATCTGAAGCCGAAGGATATCACGGAACAGCTCGGCGAGCTCGGCAAATACATTCTCAACAGCGAGGAGCTCAGATACACCGACATATCGAAAATGGCAGATGATATTGCATCGGATGTTATCGAAAACGCAACGGCAATACTCAACACGGACGACGCTGAACTGCACAACGAACTCAAGGACTATCTCAAGAGCGTTAAGCTGCTCGACGACGGCTCTGCCGAGTTTGCAGAGCTTCGGACGAAATACAAGCGGCGCATAATGTTCAAGAAAAGCGGTCTGCCTGTTGACGTTGCTTACATGGAGCTTCGCGGAATGTTCGGAGAAACGTATTTCCCCGAGGATATCATAAACGTTGCCGATCAGTTTGAGCGCATAGGCGAGGTGCTCGACTTGACAGAGCCGAGATACCACAACCCCAACGACTATTACAGCGCAGTCGCAAGAGAGTATCTGCGCAACTACATCATCGACGCGATGCTCAGTGACGAGGTGCGGCAGACCGCGCCGACATACGCAGACCGCAAGGAAGCGCAGATAGCCAAGCTCAAGGCTGACAATGCACAGGCAATGAGAGACGAACGCGAGAAGCAGGCTCAAAAAATCGCGTCTATCAAGGAGAGAAACGCGCAGCGCATCAAGGATGCGGTCGCAAAAGAGCGTGAGCGCGGCGAGAAGCGCTTGGAGCGCTTGCGCGACAGCGTGGAGAGGCGCGATGCAAAACGCAAGGACATTGCCGAGAAGGAGCGTTACAAGGCTCAAATCGAAAAGAACGTGAAGGCTCTTTCCAACTGGCTTTTGAAGCCCGACCACAAGAACGCGCTGAAGCATATCCCCGGCGAGCTGCAAAGCACGGTCAGAGACTTTATCGCCTCCATCGACTTCACGAGCGCACGACGGCTGGGCGGCGGTGATCTGACCATCAAGGACACAGATTATCTCCATAACCTTGAGCGTCTGCACAAATTCGTGTCCGACAGCAATCTCGGAGAGGACCGTTACAGCGGATATCTTGACCTGCCTCCCAATTTCGAGGCGCAGCTCGGAGACTTCATAAGAGAGGTCAACGGACTTGCAAGAAGAAATTCGGGCTACACGATAAACGACATGACCGCTGCGCAGCTCAAGGAGCTTTCGGATATCGTCAAGGTCATGAAGAAAACGATAACCGACATGAACAGGATGTATCAGAATGCGACCTTCCGCTTTGCGTATGACGCGGGCGCAAGCGACGTAGAAAACCTGGTCAATATCGCAAACACCAAACCGTTCCTCGCTCGGAATATAACGAGCACGATAGATAACTTCGTGATGTGGCAGCAGGCGCGACCTGCTCACGCATTTGCCCGCTTCGGCGAGGGCGGCAAGAGCATATGCCGCGAGCTCATGGAAGGCCAGAGCGAAATGGCTTTTCTGACGAAGAAGATCATAGACTTTTCCGAAGAAACCTACACGACGGAAGAGGTAAAGGCATGGGCAAAGGAAACGCATACGTTCCGATTCGGAGACGACACGGTAACGATGACAACGGCGCAGCTCATGGGGCTTTACGAGCTCAACAAGAGAGCAAAGGCGCAGCAGCATCTTGAAACCGGCGGCTTTAAGATAGCAAACTTCAAGGACAAGGGCGACAAGATAAAGCGCGACACGAGACACCGGCTCAATGAGGTCGAGCTCGGTAAAATGTTCTCGGAGCTGACCGACAGGCAGAAAGAAGTAGCGGATAAGCTCCAGCAGTTCATGGCAAAGACCGGTGGCGAGTGGGGCAACTATGTTTCCGTAAAGCGTTTCGATGTGGAAATGTTTAAGGAAGCAGACTATTACCCAATGAAAGTGAATAACACCGAAGTCAACACCAAGGAGGATCAGAGCGTAGATAACGCAAGCCTCTACAAGCTGCTGAACATGAGCTTTACAAAGGAATTGAGTCCCAAGGCCAATCAGTCTCTTGTCGTGTATGACATTTTCGACGTGTTTTCCAATCACATGGCAGAAATGGCGCAGTATCGCAGCTTTGCTCTGCCTGTGCTGGACGCAATGAAATGGTTTAACTACAAGGAGCGCGACGAGAGCGGAAGAGAGGTATATTCTCTGCGCGAGGAAATGAGCAGAGTGTTCGGCTCGGACGAAAACGGCAACGGCTATGCCGAGAGGTTTGTCAGCAACATCCTCAGGGCATATAACGGCACGGAGGCAAGAGGCAGCACCTATGAAACGCTCGGCATGAAGAGCCTGAGCTTTCACAACAGAGCGGCAGTCGCGTTCAATCTGCGCGTGGTTGCACAACAGCCTACGGCAATAGCGAGAGCGGCTATCATACTCAACGAGAAGGACCTTGCGTCGAGCTTTGCATATGTTGCGAAAAACTTCAAGGCAACGGCAGAGGAGATGGAGGCTCACAGCGGCATTGCACTGTGGAAGAGCCTCGGCTTCTATGACGTGAACATCGGCAAAGGCGTGCAGGAGCTCATAAAGCATGACCAAAAATGGGTAGACCGCTTCCTTGAGGTGGGCATGAAGGGCGCGAAGTTTGCCGATCGCTACACATGGGCTGCCATGTGGGAGGCTTGCAAGCGCGACGTAAGGCGTAAGGGCATCAAGGACGGCGACGCGCAGTTCTTCGACAAGGTTTCTGAGCTGTTTGACGAGGTCATCTATAAAACACAGGTCGTTGACAGCGTACTCACTAAGAACGAATGGGGACGCTCCAAGAATTTCTTCCCGCGCATGATGGGCTCTTTCATGTCCGAGCCTGCTACGACCGCGAGCATGGTCACGGATGCCATTTTCAATATTCAGCTCGACAGAGCGAGAGGAATGGAATGGAGCGAAATAAAGAAAAAGCACAATGCCACGGTCGGCAAGGTCATCGAGGTGTACGCTTTACAGGCTATCTTTACGTCGCTTCTTGCGGCAATTTCCGACGCAAAGCGCGACGACGACGATTATGCCACATTCGCGGAAAAGCTGTGGGACAGCTTCAAGGGCAATCTCGCAGAAAACCTTGACCCGCTCAACTGGTACATCTTCGCTTCGGATGTTGTAGATCTCGGCAAGCAGATTTTAGGTCAGTTCGGCTTTGATACTTACGGCTACGGGCAGCAGAACGTGTGGCTGCAGGGCGCTGAACAGCTCCTCAAGGCGATAGAAATCACAAGAGACTTAGCCAACGACGAGAAAACCAACTATACCGCCTTCGGTGCGGCAATGAAGTGGATACAGGCAGGCTCGCAGTTTGCGGGGCTACCCGCGTACAACATCGCAAGAGAGCTGTACTCGACATGGAACACTATCATAGGCGATTTTCTCGGCTACAAGGAGCTTAAAATCAAGACCTATGACCCCGGCCCGAAGAAATCTATCAAGTATGCGTACATGGACGGATATCTCACCGAGGAGGAAGCAATAGAAGCATTGCAGGACGAGAGCACCATGGGTGATGATGTGCTCGACGCGGACAAGGCGTGGCTTGAGGTTGAGAAGTGGAAAAATGACACGAGCTCTAACTACGCTAAGCTTTATACCGCCATTGACACAGGCGGCGATATAAAGGCGGCTGTTAACGAGCTCGTGGAGCACGGCGTGGACGCGGGCAAAATCAAGAGTGCGATAACGCGAAAGTATAAGGACGCATACATAAACGGCGATGCACAGGAGCGCGAAAGAATACGCAAGGCGATGTATGCAACAGGGCTTTACGGCAGCGCAAACGAAATCGTTGAAAAGTGCAATAGCTGGCTCAAGTAAAACAAAATTACCGAGGGGGGTGGAGTGACATACTCCACTCCCTTTTTGCTACGCTTGAGATATAAGTAAGCAAAGGAGGCAAGGCTTTGATTTCTGTATTCGTCAGTAAGGCGCTGGGCTTTGTTACGAACAACGAAACGCTCACAAGAGGCATGGTCGGAGCGAAAATGCAGTTTGAGTTTGGCGATGAATGGAGCGGACTGAGCAAGACCGCGATATTCAAGGCAGGGCATATTGCCCGAGCGGTCATTCAAGAACAGTGGGACGGCAATATATGCACAATTCCGAGTGAAGTCCTCGAAAAGACGGGCGAGGCTTTGCTTGTCGGCTTATACGGCACGGACGGGGATAAAACGCTTATTATCCCAACAGTATGGATATCTATCGGCGCTATAAAAGACGGCGCAGACCCCGACGCTGACGCCTCTACAAACGGCACACTGCCTGTGTGGGCGCAGATACAACGCAGGCTGGAGGATTTGATAGCTGTAGCGCCTGACGGCGTAGTGCCTCCGCAAGCGGCAGTATTTGAAATAGATATAACTTCTTTCGATAAAACAGGAAACACCAAAGCTCCATACAATGGAACATTAACGTGGGAGGCTTTAAAGACTGCTTTAGAGCTGCGCAAGATAGTGCAAGTGTATGCAAAGTCAGGCAGCTCTTACTATGTGCTTACCGTACAGGGCTTTTCTGCAAGCAGTGTTTGGCTTGTGTCAAGCGTAGGCAACTGGCAAGCAGATAACCTTGATTATGCAGAGCTTGTCTGCTCTGCGGACGGAGTTACCTTGTCGCATGATGAAGTTTAAGGAGGTTGAGCAATGTTTATAGCAACAACGCCGACGCTCAAATTTTCGCTGCCGTTCGATTCAAACACGATTGCGGCGGGGTACATAACGCTGGCGCAGAAAAACAGAAATGTTATTGAGAAGCCGCTTGAGGAGTGGACGCGAAGCGGGACGGAGGTTTCTGTCAAACTCTCGCAGAAAGAGACAATGCTTTTAAGTCCCGATTCCAACATAGAAATACAAATGCGCATACGCCTTAACGATGGTACTGCGCTTGCCTCTCGCATCTTCTCAGCGACTGCCGAAAGGGTGCTCAAGGACGGTGAGATTTAATGCTCACATTCAATGCGCAATTTGAGCCGCGAGACGAATTCGACGTGCAGTTTGCATCTCAGGATGCGTTCAAGACGGAGTTCGATGCAGACACGGCGCTGGACACGGATTTTGAAAACCTCATGCTTGTGCACACAGGCGGGGGCGGTGAGCTTCTGCCCGCGACGAGGACGAGGCTCGGCGGCGTTATCGTCGGCAACAATCTCAATGTGACCGAGGACGGCACGTTGAGCGTGGATATGGCAAGCGACATCGAAAAGGACAACACACGCCCCATATCATCGGCTCATGTGTACACATCAATAGGCAATATTAACGCTCTGCTTGGGGCGATATAGGAGGCTACGATTTGAGCACAGCAACAGAAATAACGCGCCTGACAGGAGCGAGAAATACTATTCGTGACAAACTCATCGAGCTTGGGCTTGCGACCTCCACGGCGAAAATGGACGAGCTTGCAACGGCTGTGGACGGCATCGAAAACAAGGGCGCGGTATCTGCGACCGTTCAAGAGGGCGAAACCTATGCTATCCCCAAGGGCTACCACAACGGCAGCGGCACGGTATCGGGCGTAGCGGGCGGCGGCAACTATAACTTGCAGTCCAAGACCGCCACGCCGACCAAGGCACAGCAGAGCATCACGGCAGACCAAGGCTTTTACGGTCTGTCCGATGTGACAATCAAGGCAATACCCGAGGCATATCAGAACGTGTCGAGCGTCACGGCGGCGGCGGGGGATGTCCTTGCCAACAAAATCATCGTCGATGCGACTGGCAAGTCCGTCGCGGGCACTATGCCCAATAACGGCGCAGTGAGCGCGACGCTTGATACCAAAACGACGAGCTACACAGTCCCTGCGGGATATCACAGCGGCAAGGGCACCGTCGCGATAGTCCCCGAGGACATATCCGTAAGCGCCCATGATGAAGTTACTCATGTAACCGCCAGCGACGGCAAGGTCATACGCAAAGTCACGATAAATCCAATCCCGCCGCAGTGGAAAGACGTGACCGATGCGACCGTGCGAGCGGGCGATCTGCTTGAGGGCGTGACCGCATACGGCGACGATCCCAAAGGCAGCGGCTACGGATATAAATACACCGGCACGATGCCGAATAACGGCTCAATAATTAAAACTCTTACTGCCAAGGAGGGAAACCAGAGCTACCCTATCCCTCAAGGCTATCATGACGGCACAGGCAGAGTCAGCATTAACGTATTGAACAAGACTGCTACTCCGCTTGAGACACAGCAGGTTGTGTCTGCGGGTATTGGCAGCGTGCTCGGCCAAGTAACAGTGGAGGCGATACCCGCCAAGTATAAGGACATCACGGTCGTCACGGCGGCTGCGGGTGATGTGCTCGCGGGAAAGAAAATCGTTGACGCGACAGGCGCAACCGTTACAGGCTCAATGACGAATAACGGCGCTGTGTCCGGCAGCATCGACGGCTTGACGGTGACGAGCTACACGATACCGAAAGGCTATCATGACGGCACGGGCAAGGTGACGCTTACCGACGACATCGCGAACGCGCTTGCGGCGATATGAGGTGCGCAGCATGGACATCACATCTGAAATCGACAGAATTAACAATGCGGTCTCGGCTGCGTACACTGCTGCGCAGGGCAAGGGCGCTACCATGCCGACGACGCGGAATGTGGCAAGCCTCGCCTCGACGATAAACAGCATTTCGGCGGCAACGCTAAACAGTATATATCCTGTCGGCAGCATTTATCTTTCCACCGTTGCAACAAATCCTAAAACGCTTTTCGGCGGCACATGGGAGCGCGTCAAAGATGTGTTCTTGCTTGCGGCAGGTGACACCTATGCAGCCGGAAAGACAGGCGGCGAAGCTGCACATACTTTGACAGTTGCCGAGATGCCGTCACACCACCACGGACAATATGTTGCTACCGACTCCGGAGGAAATACAAGCGCTAACCACGACTATAGCGGCTGGTCGGGCTCTAGTAAAGTAGTATGGCAAGGATTAAATACCGGGGATACTGGAGGAGGAGCCGCGCATAACAATATGCCGCCGTATTTGACAGTGTATGCGTGGAAGCGAACAGCATAGCGTATTACGATGTGGGAGGGTGAGGCGTAAATGCGACGCGGCATAGAATTGGCGGCTGAATTTTCTATAAGCGAGAATTTTGAGCCGGTGGATATGGCGGAAGACAGCAGTTTCGAGGTGGATTTCGGCGTGTTGTTTTTTGCGTCGAGCACTCACCCGCGGGGTTCTATACTCGGGGCCGAAAAACTTAAAGCAAGGAGCGAATGACATGGAAGACGACGAGAAAGTATATTCAGGACTTTTAGAGGAGGACTAAAAATGTTACAGACCGCAATCAATTCCAACATCAGTGGCTACTGCCAGTACCGTCTGCCTTGCGGCTACTGCGAGAGACTCGGGCGTGACTGCCCGAAACAGGGCTACAACTACACCCCAACTATCACCAATGCGGCAGAACGATCAATAAATGTTTGCACCACGGGCGCGGTGGATATGGCAAACAAGGTGGAGGGCTGAATGACATGGAAAAAGCGATGATATCACAGCCGATGCATGGCAAAAGTGAGGAAGAAATAAAAGATACACGCTTACGTGCACTCCAAGCGCTCGCGGCACGCAACTACGCAATCGTGAATACGCTATTCACCGACGAGTGGTACAGTGAGGAACGGAGCGCCGAGCGAGGTGTTGTAAACCGCCCGCTCATGTTCTTTGCAAAATCCATTGAGAATATGAGCCACTGCCACGCTGCGTACTTCTGCAAGGGGTGGGAGAGTGCCAGAGGCTGCAAGCTTGAGCACGCAGTAGCCGAGGCTTACGGGCTTACGATCATCTACGAGGAGGACGGCTGATGAAAATCTACATATCCCCCTCAGATCAGGTGCGAAATTTATATTCCTACGGCAGTACGAACGAGGCGGCGCAGTGCCGAAAAATAGCTGCCGCGTGCAAAACGGCGCTTGAGCGCTGCGGCTTTGAGGTGCGCACGAATTTTGCCGACGGCAGCGACGCGATGTATGAGCGCGTGCGGGAATCCAACGCATGGGGAGCTGATGTGCATCTGTGTATTCACACCAATGCGGGCGGCGGCTCAGGCTGCGTTGTATTTGTGAGCAAGCTCGATGACCGGCACAAGAAGTACGGTCAGGCCGTGTATGACGCCGTGTCAGCCATCACGGTTGCAAACGAGCGCTACGGTGTTCGCTCGGCAAACTTCTACGAAATCAAGAAGACAAGCGGATTGTGCGTTTACTGCGAGTGCGAGTTTCACGACAATGCGCGGGATGCGCGATGGATAGTAGAGCACACGGCCGATATAGGCGAAGCGCTTTGCCGCGGCATATGCAATGCCACGGGCATTAAATACATTCCCGAAAAACAGGAGGACGACGACATGGTAAGGTACAAGACAATCGAGGAAATGCCCGCGTGGGCGCAGAAGGAAGCAAGAGAGCTCGTAGAAATCGGTGCGCTCAAGGGTAACGGCGACGCAAGCGGCTTTGACATTACGCTGGATATGCTTCGCGACCAGATAGTGTGTCTGCGTATGTGCAACGCGCTTATCGCGGCGCTCCCTAACAACAGCATCGACAAGGACGAGCTGTTTGAGGAATTTAAGCGAAACCTCAAAATCAGCGTGGAGGTACAGTGAGCTTATGTGGGAAAGCATCATCGTTGCTATCATTACGGGCGTGCTTACGCTCGCGGGTGTGCTTGTAAGCAACAGCAAGTCTCAGGCTGTCATGGAAACTAAGGTCACGGAGCTCACCCGCGAGGTGCGAGAGCACAATAATTTCGCCAAGCGAATGCCGGTGGTGGAGGAGCAGATCAAGGTCGTCAATCACCGCATAGCCGATATCGAAACAGAAATAAAGCAATACCATCATTGACGGAGGTTTTATATGAAAATCAACTGGAAAGTACGTCTTAAAAATCGCACCTTTTGGCTGGCACTCATACCGGCGGTCTTGCTGTTGGTGCAGGTGTGCGCGGCGGTTTTCGGCATTGAGCTCAAGCTCGACGGACTGAGCGACAAGCTGCTTGCCGTAGTCAATGCGCTGTTTGCGGTGCTCACGATCCTCGGCATTGTGACTGACCCGACTACGGAGGGCCTGAGCGACAGTAAACGCGCACTGACCTACTGCAAGCCCAAAAGCGATAACGACTAA